CGCCAGTATTCTTAGCCATATTCCAGTGGAAGAGAAGGGGTCTAATAAACATAGTGTAAAAAATACACTAGGTGTTAACGTGCACATCGACGGTTGATATAGGATTAGCCGATGGACATTAACTGCCGAAGGGCGAGGAAGGTTAACCAATGATGCCGGGTAGGACTGGCGGAGGTTGATTACCCTCAATATTCGGCAAGGAGGAATAAAAAATGCCAGCAAAGAAAAAACCAGTTTTCGGACAGTTGACCCTTACAGGTGAACTGGCTGTGGACTGGATGAAGCCAGATACTGAGGTTATCATCGGCAAGGTCGAAATCGGCCCTATCGGTGCTTTCCAAGAGTACAATGTCCCAGAATGGGCAAACGAACGAACAGGCGACATCGGGTTGATACATACGACAAACAAGTATGACAACCCAGTGCTTGTAACCCAGAGGTCAATCCTCCGCGCACTAGAGTTCTTTTGCGTGGACATGGAAGCCAATGGATGCAAGACAGAAGTCGTCAGTAAGAACGGTTCAAGTAAAGGTGTCTTGTACATCGAAGAAAAGAACCCAACTTACAAGTTCACACGCGACGAAACAAAGGGTCAATTTGCACCCTATGAAATGACTAAAATAGCGTGAATACCGTTAATTCGGAAAATCCGGCCCTCGGTGCGTTTCGACGCACTGGGGGCCTTTTTTTATTTCAAAAAAAGACCAGGTTCTCTGAGCTCATTCGAACTCGCTTGGGATCAAATCCATGTCTGCCATCGTTCATAATTTCCTTCAGAGATTTTCCTTCCGAGACCTTTTGGTTCAGATAGGAATCAATGCCGTTTTCTTTGCGTTTAACGCCTATTTCCCGGTATTCCTCCTCTTGGAGACCAATAGGTAGCACTAGGAGTATCATTCTACTCTATGACTATCTTATGGACGAATGTCCATAGGAACCTATACTACGCGCCTAACTAAACCTCAGGGTCTCGGAAGGAGAAAATAAGGCAAGGAAAAGACGTCGTTTTCAGAACATGAGCGTATTGCCGTTATCATCGAACTTGAGCGGTGGCGGATACGGTCTAATTACTCCAGATGTGATTCCAGCGACATCCATAATTTGAATCCAATCTGGAATCGGTACTACAGGGTCTCCAAACGCAGCATCGAACTCGGTCATTTTGGTCGATTCCCTGTACGCGGTCTCAAAAGCACCGCGTGCAATCATATCTTGACTGGCATTCGATGCCACCCTGTTGAAGTATCGAAGCGCGGTAGAACCCGAAATCATCAGTTCTGGCCTAATTCCACCATACTTCCACATCGGGAATGTGTTTCCAGCAACAAGGTCAGTTGGAGTCATGATGGCGGTAGAGGTCAACTTTCTGCATTGAGCATCTAAGAACTCAGCATACCGCCCCATCGCAGACTCAACCCCGGAACATTTACTTCCCTTGATTTTAGCATAAATCGAATAAGAAATATTAATCGTTGTCAAAGGCGTATTCCAAATTAAAACAGTAAGATACAGATGCGACGAATAGAAGGTAGTTGTAGGTAAGGCTCCAACCATATCATTAGGGAAATGATTTCCCCAAACCTTAGTGTACGGTTGCTCATTAAAGGAGTCTAAAGTATAGATATTGGTTTCCTTGTAAAGAACAGTATCATCACCAGCCTTCGGCCCAGCCCTTGCCAAAGCCGCTTGCCCTAAGTCAATCGACTCATCAGTACGCTGTATCGGATAAGGCGAACAGAATATCTGTGTACCCTGCATCAAGTCTTGTTCGCCACCCAACCAAGGGCCGACATTGTCGTTGTAGCAATCAATGGCAAGTATCTGATTTCTTTGTCCAATGGGAATGTTGATGCGCTTTGTAAAATAGCCATAGCCTTGTGCATCAGTAGAAACTTGTCCAGAAATGGTTTCCCTTAGTTCAGTAACCGGCATTATTTCTTCCCCCTTCGATACTCTTTACCCATACGTTTCAAATCAAGTTGACCTTTACGCTTACCAGACTTGAACTTGATTTGGTTCTTCTTCTGCCCCATGTATTTCTGCCAACCCGATTTCTTTCTCGGCTTCTTGGTTTTTACAGCATCATACATATCAACGACAGCGATAGACTCCATCATGTCGGTCGGTAAAACAGGTGCGATTAACTCTCCTTCTTTGATGAACATCTGCCAAGTAGGTTCCCGACCAGCAAGCATTGCAGAATACTGGTAGGCTGGAACTGCAATCATATCACAAGGAGCAATGCGTTCACCATCTGCCAACACCCATCCGACAAGTCCTCCTGCAACAGCACCGACAGGGCCACCAACAGCATAACCAACCAACGCGCCTTCAGCCGCTGATACCAAGGGGTTATCGACAATGTCTGTTGCCTTTTCTGCAACTGCAGCACCCGCTCCAAGTTTTGCTTTTTCGGCATAGGGTCTTCCCTTCTTGATTAACTTCTTAGCAACCTTGCCTTTGACCATAGGTCTCACAAGTCCTGTTGCTGAGATAGTATCTCATTCATTCTTTCAGTAGTAACCTTGACAGGTTCAGCGATAAGAACAACATCGAGTTCTATTACGGCGTTACCTGCGTCAAGCCAGTTATCTGCTGCAACTCCAATCAACAGGTCGGAGACAACAGTGTAACCAGTAGGATGCAAGTCCTTAGGGCCATACCAATAGTTGTCTGAAAGGTAAGTTTGAGTTGCCCCAGTGATAGGTACAACAGCGTGTGGCCCTGTTAGGACTTGACGGTTGTAAACACAAAGTACATCGGGACTAGCAATTCCTACTTCTGAAGCGTTTTCATAAGCACGAGTTGTAGCATAAATCTTCAGTGAAGACTCGGTAGGTAGAGTATCGTTTGAAGAAAGTGCTTGTCCAACCTGTGAAAAGGAACCAGTGTTAGGCATAGCGTTGCTTTCCGGTTCTCTAGGTTGAAGTAAGATTTCCTTTACTGCTAGCCCAAGGCGTGAAACCGGGTCAACGAATTGTGAAAGGTCAAACCTTCCATAAAGTGTCGTTCTATTACCTGCATCAAACTTGAATTGCATTCTATCTCTCAAAATTAAATCGCCAGTATTCTTAGCCATATTCCAGTGGAAGAGAAGGGGTCTAATAAACATAGTGTAAAAAATACACTAGGTGTTAACGTGCACATCGACGGTTGATATAGGATTAGCCGATG